CCCGAAGGGGGTCCATCGTCGATACCGTTCTCGTTAGGAGCTTTTATGGGCACTAAAGTCCATATTGTTCCTGGGAACGAATCCTATGGTATCTTCCGCGGTGGCGGATCCGAAAGGATCGATTGGGCCAGTAATGGTCCAATGCGCCTTGTACGTGACATTATCGTCTACGACGTGATTCCATCTCGTCGTGTAGTTGACGTTAATGCCTTCGTACCCGCGCCCGCTCTTCCGAGCGGGTCTGCTGACACAGATAATACTGTGCGCAGCAAAGGAGATGCAGCCATAGGAATGGCCCGTCCCGCATCGCCATCTGTGAACATACTCACTTCAGCAGGTGAGTTAGCTCAAGATGGTCTCCCTACTCCTCCGGATTTACTCCGGTGGAGGAGTTCTGTCAAAGACCTTATTCAACTAGGTCGAGACGGAGCTCGAGACTACGTGGCGTATAATTTTGCATGGAAACCTCTCGAAAGAGAGATCCGGCAATATTATCGTCAGGTAGCGAAGTCAGATCAGATTGTTCGGGATGCTAATCGCAACCTGAACCGTCGACTGATCCGTGTGGGACACGAGTATCCCGCAAACTCCACTACCACCAGCTCCCTTGGGAGCATTATTGGTGGTAATTGGAAGACCACTGGCACCTTGGGTGCCATTGGGTCCGGAGGCACTGTCTTAACGACAATGTCCCGGGTTTGGTATGAGGGAAAGTACTTGTACTATTTCCCCTTACCAAAGGACGCAGTTGAAGCCAACCGCGGATACGCCGATGAGGCGCGATCCGTGCTTGGTCTAAGACTGAGCCCAGAGGTTCTTTGGAACCTCGCCCCGTGGTCTTGGTTTGCGGACTGGATCTCGAATACTGATACCATCATGGGATCAATATCCGGGGCCCTGTCAGATGGTATGGTGCCAGTTGAAGGGTGGGTTATGCATCACTACCAGAAGACCGCGCATTCTTTCCAGATGGGAAGTACTACGCGGTATACGGCTGGTGGTACAAAACGCACCTACGAAACGAAGCTTCGCTTCGTTTCAGCACCATACATCGGTTTCGGCGGAGTTGGAACGCTTTCAGCGAAACAACTCTCCATTCTTGCTGCGCTTGGTGTCAAACACTAAGCGAGACATCCGGCTCATGTTACCCTCACCTCAAGGTGAGTAAGTGCATGGGTTTTCCACACACGACGGTAACGAACCGTCTGTCTTTACAAGGAGTCCGAGTGTTCTCAGATCCTCAGTCCGTGACTGTCAACGCAGTTGCACAGTCGCTCCCTCGGGTTGGCTCCTCGCTTAACGCGGGGCGCTACCAGAAGGATGACAGTTCTTATGTGCTTACGCTCTCCCACTCTGTGGGCAAGCGGACGCTTCATAAGCTCCGTCTGGACACCAGCAAGGTCATCACCGATCCATTCGCCACAGACAGGAATCTCCCAGTGGGAGCTTCCGTCCTGTTGACGCTGGACGCGCCCAGTGTTGGTTATACCAACACTGAGCTCATCAACCTGCTTGTTGCGACGGCTGACTGGCTGAAGGCCAGTACTAATGCCAACTCAACCAAGCTTGTTGGTGGTGAGATCTGACAGGGTTTGAAAGGACACTCGGCTAGGATGTGCTACCCCTGGAAGGGGAGACATGAAAAGCCTGGTATCCTTGTGGTGCATACTAGCCGACGAGCTAGCAGCACTTTGCGGTATCGACGCCTGTCGTGACAAGTTAACTGTGTCACGTCGGTGTGAGAAAGAGGGTGATGCGTTTCTACGCATCACTCTACCTTCCTACGCCAAGGCCTTTGATAGGGCTCTTGACATGGAAAGGTGGGATCCATCCCTGTGTACAGCTTTTGCACACAGAGCAGGGCTCCCCGTATTTCTACGGGGTTTCCTAGATCTCATTTTCACACCTGAGGGCGTGCTGAGAGACACACCCTGCACCGAGTCAATCCGGGCCGTTAGGCAGCTGGTTACTGTCTTCGGTAAGATTGAGGGAGATTGCTCTCCCCGTCGCAACCGCGACGCAATTGCAGAGTATGTTTTGGCTGATGATGCTTGCCTCGAATGGGATTTATCACCCCATGGCCATCTCTTGGATCAACTCCAAGAAGTGGCTTCTCGAGGTATCGTCCCCTTTCTCGCCCAAGCTGACCATAAGGTCAGCCTTAACGAGATTGTTCCGGCCCATGGGCCGGGACAAACTGCGGATCGTCTTCTTGGAAACTCGAAGTACGATCTTCAGTACTGGCCGGACCATCTCGAATCCAGGTTTCCCTGGATCGACTGGGCCGTCCCCAATCACCGCCATGCGGAGGATTGGGTAGATGAGGAATGGGGGGTTAACCCTATTTCCCAGCCAGAGGACGATGCATCAACCCCTGTCGTCCCGGCCAAGCTAACGCTTGTGCCGAAGACGATGTCAAAGCCCCGCGTTATCGTCATGGAACCCACAAGTCTGCAGTACATGCAGCAGGGGATATGGCGAGCGATGAGGGATTCCATCGAATCGACTACCTCTCTGATCGGTTTCACCGATCAAGAGAGCAATCGGTTGATGGCACGACATGGAAGCATTCATAGAGATCTGGTTACTCTAGATCTAAGTGAGGCTTCCGACCGTGTGACATACCTTCAAGCGGCATCTGTTTTAGGTGTCCTCCCTAATCTCTGGGAGGCCCTAGACGCCACTCGAAGCTCGGAAGTGAACTTGAAGGATGGAACAGTACGTTTCATCAACAAGTTTGCTTCCATGGGGTCAGCCGTCTGCTTTCCGGTTGAAGCAGTGGTGTTTCTGACAGCCATACTTCTGGCTATCAGAACCCACCATCGGAAAACAGACTCGGCATTCGACCTGACTCTATCCTTCTTGAGAAATCTTGAAGGACGAGTTAGGGTCTACGGGGATGATTGCATCTTCCCTGTAGACTACCTTCCCGAAGTCGAGCGGGTCTTCCACCTTCTTGGATGGAAGATAAATGTCTCCAAGACGTTCTCTAGAGGAAACTTTAGAGAAAGTTGTGGAGGGGACTACTGGAATGGCGAAGATGTCACTCCAGTCAGGCTTACCAGCCTGATCCCTACCGCTCTCGGGCAGATCGCCGAGGTGCAGTCGCTTGTTAGTTTCCGGAACCGGCTTTACATGGCCGGGTACTGGAAAACTACTGGTTTTGTCGACCAGGTCCTTCACAAAGTGCTGAGAAGCACTTTTCCCATTGTGAAAGACACAAGCCCTGCTTTGGGACGAGTCAGTGCCAGCTTCGAGCCCCAAGGGCTCGGCACTGATCGTTACCAGAGGTCACTCACAAAAGCTTACACGGTTAAGTACACAATTCCTCGGAATGTGTGCTCTGATCGCGGTAAGCTCTTGAAGTGTCTCATCGCTCCTGGAAAGAGTGATGATCACCTTGAGCGATCTGGACGTCCCTCCGCCGTCAGCATCAAGCGGAGGTGGATGCCCACACACTAAGTGTGTGGGTGGCTCAAGAGAGCCAAAACGTAGCTAGGGAAGAGTATCAGGTCAAACCTGATCTCCCCCCGTTAAGGGTGACTTGATGCCACCCTCGCTACGACTCTCTTGAGTCTTCCGGCCAAAACCAAGGCCGGGGAACAGAGTGCTGTGC